ATTGTTGCTACGTATATTATTACCTTTATCATCATATGTTTTATTATCTTTACCAATAGGAGCATCGCCTTTTCTGGTATCGCTAAATCCCATTTTAGCTTTGCCAATGCCGTTTACATTAGCAGGATCTTGAACTAATGTACCGTTGCCTGGAACTGAACTTTGTGTTAATCCCAACTTTTTTGCTACTGCATCTACACTAGATGCATCAGTTTGTGTAGTTGCTCCAGTGCTGTCTTCAGTATCGCCGCCTGTTTTATTAACACCTGCAGAACTAACATCTGTTGGAAACAATATAACAATCTGATCTGGTTTTTTAACAATTTTATCTGTTTGTAGTTGTTGTAATCTTTTATTTAAAGCGGCTTGTAAACTTTTTTCTCCAGTTTGTAATACTTCTTGTACAGTGATTCCTTTGACACTGGCATCATTTTTTATAGCACTAGTATGCCCGCTTAGTGCTGTACTATTCCAAGGAAACCCTTCACATTTATAAACAGCACCTGCTTCGGTTACTGTCATGGTTACATTTCTAAATCTAAAAGGAATTCTGCGTGAAGCGTTTGGTATATTTGCCATCACACCGTTTTCTTTAGAACCCCTAAATTCAATTGTTAATAAAAAAGGAGCTTGTGTATAATTAGGAGGGTCATCGGGGTTGGTATTCCAAGCAGCTTGTTGTAAAGCCATCATGAATGTACCCATACTGTAAGGTTCTGTAACTTGAAAGTTTAACGTATGTACGTTAGTATTGTTGCCTTTTTCTAATCCGATAGTGCTGTCAATTTCTAATTTGTCTATAAAATAATCAAATTGTCCGTATGGAGTAGTTACACGATTTTTAGGATCAGCATTTGCATCTTTAGCTATAATTTGATAAGGGATAGCACCTGACATATACCCTTTATCCGGATTATTCAGTTGCTCGTCTGTTAAACAAGCAAGTCCCAATACATAATCATAGCTTGCATAATCAAATAGTGGATTTGGCAAAGGTAGTTGAATGTTTGGTATCGGTTTAAATGCTGATCCGAGACTACTAAAAAGTCCGCTAACAGCATTACCAACTGCAGATAATGCACTAGCTGCTCCAGATACAATTGAACTAACACCCGAGCTAATTGAATTAGATAAATCTGTTGTTGCAGAATCAATTGTATCTGAAAGATTATCAAGACTCATGTTATAATCCCAATGTTCTTCTTAAACTACTATTTTTACAAATATAAATTTGTTTTCCTGGTACAAAATCGAGAATTGGATCTTGAATACTATCTAAATTTCGCTGTGTAAAAACCCACCAAAGACTTGCTGTACCATATAAATCATATGATAATAAATCAGGTCGGTAAGCATACTGGGGTTCAATGGTGTACAAATAATCATCCACTTCTGCACTTACTGGTCGTATAGTAAGGACATCTAAATAATTATTTTTTACACTTGTATTGTACCAAGGGCTAGTATTTGAGTAGTTTGCTGTCATATTAGATATATCCAAAACTATTATTAAGATATCCGCCGCCAACAAATCTATCTAAACTAAAGTTTCTAGCACTAGTTCTACTGTAGATCGGTTGTAAACTTACAGTGAAAGAACTTTTTGTTGGAACATGGCTAACTCCGCCGCTTGTGGTGCCATTTAGTCCTAATGAACCTGCGAGCCCTGCAATAGATCCAACAGTGCCTGCTACACTACTTACCGTATTAGTAATATCTCCTATTCCAGGAATGGCAGAGCCAAGACTACCTGCAAGTCCGCCTACACTATCAGCAACACCTTCTATTGCACCCGACATACTACCAACAACGTTAACTCCAATATAGTCACAACTAGCATCTAATGTTGTTGTAAATCCGGTAACCACCACTGGAACATTTTTAAAAACATAATTACCATATCCATTTAAAAACACTATTGGTGGAGGATTGCCTGCTTTCGGATCATTTCCAGCAAACATTTTGGTTAAACTTCGTAAATAATGAACAGCTGCAATCCAGTATAATCCTTGAGTAGCGTCTTCAACATTCATAGGAGCTGTAATAGTTATTGCACCTGGTTCAGTATTTTTAAATGCTTGGAATGTATAATTGGTATGCGTTGTATCAATTTTATTATAAGTGGCAGCACTTGCCAAACTAATAGTAGGAGTGTAAGGAAATATGAGACCACCTGCATCTTTTAATGGTTGTAGTACCGGGCTTCCTTTAAAACTAGTCCAGTTAGCAAGACTTAATCTTACACGCCAATCTGCAGGATTAGCATCGCCTCCGAAACTAGCAACAGCACTTACAATATCGCCAACTGCTTCACCTGCTTCTGGCAAATTGACAGCGCGAATTGCGCTCATTACTCCACCCGGATCTCCATTGTATCCTGTGCTAAGTGCGCTAGACAAGTTCCTAGCAACATTAACTCCGTTACTAGCCGCACTGATTAAATTTTCAGAACTAGTTACAGTTTGCATTAACCCATCGCCGAAAGCCATAATATTTTCCTTTTTGGTATAATATTTAGTTGACTTTTTAATGTGCGTACTTTATAATACGATATAAGAGGACTCTTCAGGATGACAGCAAAAGTAAATTACCTAAACAACAAGGATATGTTGTTAGAAATACATAGATCAAAAACATCATATTGCAGTTTCACCCAACCAGAATATCATCAATACGATTTAATTCTTCCAAGTATTGATAAAATCAATGTTCGAAGCATTGCCGAAGCTAAACGTGTACAGGCTAAACGTTTAGGGCAACAAGATTTTGAACGCAGAAAGAAAGAAGGTGAAAAGGTCAAACTTGCAGATTGTGAAATTGATTATAAAAAAATAGCTAAAACAGATGTTATCTTTAGGATTATGACGTTTGATCATATCCCATTAAACAACACCCGTAAGAAAAACCCTAAAAGTCTAGCCGATCACAGAGATAAGGTTAATTTTCCGCCATTTCAACATTGGAAATTTAACGAAAACGATGAACTAATATGTGTAGGTAAAAGCCACTGGAAGGGCGATCTTGAAAAAGGTCATTTTGATAAGGATGCTGGACAAATTACAAACACACTTGCCCGCATGATGATCAAACTGTGTGAACGATATGCTACTCGAGGTAATGTTCGGGGGTATACCTATAACGATGAAATGAAAGGTATGGCTATTTTGCAACTAACACAGATTGGATTACAATTTGATGAAAGCAAATCAGATAACCCGTTTGCTTATTTTACCGCAGCCGTAACTAACAGTTTTGTTCGTGTAATTAATACAGAAAAACGTAATCAGAATATACGAGATGACATCTTAGAAATTAATGGTATGAACCCTAGCTACAGCAGAACCGGTGCTGGGGAACATGCAGCCGCTATAAAAAGATATAATGAGGATACAAGTGAGTAATTTATTTAAAAAAGTAGCTTGTTTTACAGACATTCACTTTGGTCTTAAAAGTAATAGTTCAACACACAATCAAGATTGTGAAGATTTTGTAGATTGGTACATTGCTAAAGCAAAAGAAGAAGGATGTGATACAGGAATTTTCATGGGTGACTGGCATCATAATCGCAATAGTCTTAACATTACCACTATGGACTATTCGCTTCGAGCACTGGAAAAGTTAGGTCAAGCATTTGATCAGTTTTACTTTTTCCCTGGCAATCATGATTTGTACTATAAAGACAAACGCGATATTCATTCAGTAGAGTTTGGTAAGTACATTCCCGGTATTACTGTTGTGCATGAACCTACTACAATTGGAAATGTTACACTTTGCCCGTGGTTAGTTGGAGAAGAATGGAAATCAATTAGTAAAAAAGGCGGCAAATATATATTTGGTCACTTTGAACTTCCTAGTTTTTTTATGAATGCAATGGTACAAATGCCAGATCACGGTGAAATTCAACTAGATGCATTTAAAACATACGAGCTAGGATTCAGCGGGCACTTCCATAAACGCCAACAGCAAAAGAATATGATTTATATTGGCAATGCATTTCCACACAATTATGCAGACACATGGGACGATGATCGCGGAATGATGATTTTAGAATGGGGAGGTCAGCCAGAATATTACAGTTGGCCGGCGCAACCCACATTTAGAACAGTAACTCTTAGTAGGTTAATTGACGGAGCAGATTCAATAATCTTGCCCAAGAGTCATCTACGTGTTACACTAGATATAGATATCAGCTATGAAGAAGCCAGTTTTATTAAAGAAAAATTTATGGCAGATTATGATATTCGCGAACTAACTTTAATTGCAGAAAAGAAAGATATCGAAATTAACACTAATATCGATATTCAAGCCTTTGAAAGCGTAGATCAAATTGTATCAAGTCAAATTATTAATATCGAAAGCGACACATACGATAAGAATATCCTATTAGAAATTTACAACAATCTATGAAAATAAAAGAACTAACAGTTAAAAACTTCATGAGTGTGGGAAATCAGACTCAAGCAGTAAACTTTGCACAAGAAAACTTGACCTTAGTACTAGGTGAAAATTTAGATCAAGGCGGAGACGATGCTGGAAGTCGTAATGGTACAGGTAAAACTACTATTGTTAATGCACTAAGCTATGCATTATTTGGTAATGCCTTGACCAATATTAAAAAAGATAATCTTATTAACAAAATTAACAACAAAAATATGTTAGTTACACTAGCTTTTGAAAAAGATGGTGTTGATTATAGGATAGAACGCGGACGTAAACCTAATATATTACAATTCTTTGTCAACGATCAAGCTCAAGATATAGAAGAAACAGATGACGCACAAGGTGATCAGCGCGAAACACAAAAAGATTTAGACGATCTGCTAGGTATGAGTCACGATATGTTCAAGCATATTGTAGCATTAAACACTTATACTGAACCATTTTTAAGTATGCGGGCTAATGATCAGCGAGTTATCATTGAACAATTATTAGGTGTTACACTATTAAGTGAAAAAGCAGAAAGTCTTAAAGAGTTAATTAAACAAACTAAAGATAAAATTACACAAGAAAGTGCAGATATAGAAGCTGCAAAGCGGTCTAACGAGAGTATACAAAAAAGTATTGACAATTTACTAACAAAACAAAGTGCGTGGAATACTCAACATGCAAATGATCTTGAAAAAATTGGGCGTAGCATTGTAGAACTTGAAAGTGTAGACATTGAATCAGAACTTGCAAAGCATGCAGAGCTTAAAGCATATGATGACAAATCAGCAAAGCTGAAGAGCCTAAATAAGGAGCGGGCTACATTAGATAGCGCGATAGCGCAAGCGGAGCGAAGCGTAAAAAAGTACGCAAGCGAGCTTGCTACGTTGCAGGATAAAAAATGCCACGCTTGTGAACAGGATCTTCATGATCATAAACATGAAGAAATGATGACAGAAGCACTTACGCATCACACAGATGCTGTTACTTACTATGATAAAGTATCAGGGGATCGTAATAAGATACAAAAAGAACTAGATGATATCGGTGAATTAAGTAAACGGCCAGATACCTACTATGATACTGTTGAACAAGCACTCAAACATCAAAACAATCTAAAGACATTGGAAAATCAGTTAGTACAAAAATCGCACGATATAGATCCTTATCAAGAACAAATAGACGAATTGACTGATACCGCACTTGTAGAAATATCGTGGGACAATGTAAATGCTTTGAATAGTCTTAAAGATCATCAAGAGTTTTTATTAAAATTGCTTACAAGTAAGGACAGTTTTATTCGTAAAAAGATTATTGATCAAAATTTAGCCTACTTAAACAACAGATTAACCTACTATCTTGACAAGATGGGCTTGCCACATAGTGTATTATTTCAAAATGATCTGTCAGTTATCATCACTCAGTTGGGTCAAGACTTAGATTTTGACAATTTATCACGTGGCGAACGCAACAGACTTATCATTAGTTTAAGTTTTGCCTTCAGAGATGTATGGGAAAGTTTGTATCAACAGATCAATTTGTTGTTTGTAGACGAACTAATCGACAATGGACTAGATGCATCGGGTGTAGAAGGTGCGTTAGGCATACTTAAAAAGATGTCACGTGAGCGAAAAAAGAATATTTTCTTAATTAGCCACAAGGATGAACTAATTGGCAGGGTAAACAACGTACTACGTGTGGTTAAAGAAAATGGTTACACTAGTTATGCAACCGATTTAGAAGTAAATGAGTAAACACGTTGACCCTGTTAACTATCAAAATGAAGAGAGCCATGAACAACTCATGGCTGCTTTTCGCGAATATTTCAAGGCAAATCAAGATTGGCAAGCAAAAGGCACTCGTAGAGCTGGTGAGCATATGCGTTACTGGCTTGCACAAATTAGAATTATAGAACGTGAACGTCGTGAACATGTACAACAGTATCGTGTTTGGCTTGATCGTAACAAGGCAGAAAAGAAGGCAAACCAAAAGGCAAAGGATACTGGGACAGAATAATATACATAGTTAATGTCCTGGTACTATAATAATGAAATCGTAGAAGAATTGCCCGAAGATTGTGTTGGATTTGTTTATATCATAACAAATATCACAAGCGGGCGCATGTACATAGGCAAAAAATTATCAAAATTCTCTAAAACAACTTATAAAACTGTAAAATTAAAGAACGGCACAAAGAAAAAGAAGAAGATCCGCAGTAAAATTGATAGTGACTGGAAGGAATATTATGGTTCTAGTCCCAATTTAACAGCAGATATAGAGGCTTTAGGCAAGGAAAATTTCAAAAGAGAGATACTATTTTACTGTAAAAGTAAAGCAGAATGCTCGTATGTAGAGGCTAGAGAACAATTTTCACGCAAAGTTTTAGAATCAAATGACTATTATAACGGGCATATACAAGTCCGTGTACATGGTTCACATATACTCAAAGGCTAACAAATCTAGGCTCAAAACCGCCAAATAAGCCTGCACTGGCGCGGTTATAGTGCCCTTAAAGCTGGATCTCGGATCGCAGTCACGGAAACCTTTGCTTGGCGGCAAAGTACTCAATCAGTATCCTTAACAGGACCACGATAGCAAAATCCTTGCTGTTTGATTGTTTGAATAAAGTTAATAAAAGGTAAAAAGAAGGGAGAGAAACCCTAGATTTAGATAAGTG